TAGCGCTGGCAATCCATCTGGTCTCGGACGAATTACAAATTCGCTCTTATCCATCAGACTGTTAAACCAGTCCATCGTCCCAACCATCTCATCACAATTTTCGATTGTGATTTCAATTCCGTTTTTTGATTTAAATTTTTCTGTTTTCATTGCTTTGTTTTTTTTATTTATTCGCAATCATTCAATTCTTCTTCGAGCTCCGAGAGTCTGCTTTTCAAAGCAGCTATTTCGGATTCGATTTCTTCACGACTTCTCTTTTTCTTGTTTATTTTTATCTCACACCAACCTTCTTCGATGGCTTTTTGTACATCATCGAATTTGGTGCGCTCGAGTGGGAAATTCTGAATTTCGAATGTTCCGTTTTCTACTTCTGTCGTCCAGTTCTTTACTGAACCACCAGAATGATACGACCCTGATATCCAAATTATATCATCGCCGAGCTTAGCACCGCTATCTCGCCCGAATGCACGAGCTACGGTGCGACTAAACAATTCGACTTCACCTTTGGCTTCCCATGCGGTAAAGTCTTTTATAACCAAGCTGCACGTCTCATACGGCGTCTCGCCAGTAACACCAAAAACGTCCAACAAAGCCTGTTTAACATATTCTTCGACACTCTCGTCAAAGACCCAAGCCTTGCTGGACGAATCCCATTTTCCTCGCAGGTTTCTTGCCTTAGAAGCAAACATGCGATTGTAATAAGTTGTAACAATAATTTTACCGTCCTGTTTTTTAAAACTAATCTGTGTCATGATTTCTTACTTTTTTTTGTTTTACCTACTCTGTTTTTTTTATAAGGTTTTTCGGTATCTACCTTTTCTCTGTTTTCTGTATTACAAATATACAACAAGTAAATGTAATACGTAAGCGTTTTAATATTATTTATATATCATTAATATTATTACATATATCACATATACAAGAAGCTATTTAATCCCAGAAACACTTAAAATAAATATTCTATTCTTAATTTACTGTTAAAACTGTTTATTCATGCGGGTTTCAAAAAAATAAATAAATAAATTAGTTTCACAGTAAAAACTATATAGTATTTGCCTTTTATATAACCTCTCTTTTATATCTATATATTTTTTATATAATATATAATATATAATTTATTTTTTAATGGTTTTTCCTTGAAACACAATAATTTAGCCGAATAAATTTTTAGTAAATTCACGAATCAAGAATTTATTTTTTTTCAACTGAAAAGGAAGTTTATAGCTTCCTTTAAAACCTCCCTTTCAGTTTCAGCTCCTCTATTTATCGCTAAATCAATCGCATTAAGAATTTCTTCACGTGAAAATTCACGGTTGAAATCCTCTTTAACTTTTTTCTTCAGATTCATACCGAGTATATTCATCGATTGTTGTTCTAAGATGTTCATAGCTCTATTATTTTACCAAGTGAAACGGGTCGAACAAAATATATGGGTAATTATAATCAACCTCTTCAATGTTCATTTCTCTTTTAGTTTCAAGCTCTATAATAGCGAACGATTCGCTGTTCATAAGCTCTTTAACTTTTTCTACATCATAGCCAGAGAGCTCGCACCACTCCCTGGCTTTTTTCGATAATTTCTTTAATATCTTCATAATTCTGTTTTTTTAATTAGTTGTTTAAATTACTTCTGTTTCAAAAACCGTTTCGCCTGTCTCGTTACAAACTATCGAGACAGTCCCTTTCTTATAATCAGCAAAATAGCTGTGATTAGTGCCGTTATTTTCTCTTATATAATTTAAGCAATAATCGTAGCTCATTTCAAATCCTTTATCATTGCTGCTTGTTTCGTCGTTAAAAACGACGTTATAAGTTTTTGTTTTCATAGCTTTGTTATTTTTGTTTGTTATTCTTTCCTTCCTTTTTGCTAACGCTCGTTTAGCAGCTTCGCTCCTCTCTCCGAGATTTGCTGCTGCTATGATTTCGAGCCGTTCAAACTCGTTATTGCACTTATCGAGAAGTGCTTTCAATTCTGTTCCTGTCATTGCTTTAAATTTTTAGGTTTTCTTTGTCTTTTCTTGGATGAAGACGGAAATTCAATCCCCTTTTCTTTGAGAATTTTATACCTTCTCGTCCTCTCTTCTAAGTCAGGATTGCCGAGCTTATAAATTTCTTCAATGGAGGATTTATAAGCATATTCAACTAACTCAGCTTTTTTACAATCAACATCCACCAATTCATCGTCCTGCACATAAACAGGAGATTCATCGGTATCAACAACCTCAACATTTCTGCTAAGGTCGTATTCAGGGAAAATAAGGATGCAAAATTCCCTTTTCCCATTTATTTCCCTTGTATAGCACGACCTCAAACACGGCTCAAGGTCGTCTTCCTCGTTGAGGAATTCTCCCTCAACATCCCATAGGAGCTCCCAAATTGGCAGCTCGGATTCGGGGAAATCTTGCGGAACTTCAATAGGCGTTAACACGCCTATTAAATATTCCATTTCCTCATCGAATACACGGCGGAGAAACTGTCCTCCAGCCGTCTGGAAACATCCTTTTTCTGTGTTAAGAATGTTTCCGTTTTCCGTAAGATAAAATTTCGTTTTCATTGTTTTAATTTTTTATTATCGCCTACTTGTTTTAGGGCTTTGGCATTCCCTTTTTATCTCTGTTTTCTGTATCATAAATATACAACTATTATTTTTCATATGCAAGCGTTTTAACTTTTTTTATATACGAAAATCTGTGTATTTATATTTATTTAAGTATTTTACGGCAAAAAGAGCCAAAAAAAAGGTTTAAGAAAGCACAAGAAAGCCCAAAAAAAGTCCAAGAAATATCATCATGGACTATAAAGAAATTACCTTTAATATGTCTCTCACTTTTTTATCCTTATTATTACATATATAATAATAGCTATAACAATTATATTCAACAGCCGTAACCTTATCTTTTGCCACTTCGTCAAAACATTTACTTCTTTTACTACTTCAACGAAATAAGGTATCGAGTCTACTTTTTCATAGCGCACCGTATCAACCTTAAACCTTTCCCTCCACTTGATAGACTGCAAGTACACCGTATCATTCTTAGCGAATAGATATAATGTATCACGGTTATAAATGCTATCTACAAACGTACGGTCTCGGTACTCGACAACCGTTTTTTCTGTCGGTATAAGCACTTCTTTCGTTTTGCAACCTGATATAACTAATAACAAAAGCACTATCAATATTATTTTTATTGCTATCGAAATTTTATAGTTTATCTTCATCTTTTCTTACTTTTAAAGTCGATAATCCGTTTGTCAATATCTATTTTTACAATATCATCCATCGTTGGTCTTTCTTCACCCTTCCTTTTCGCTTCATTAGAAAAGTGAAGCCAAGCACGAAGTTTATTTTCTGCGATATGCAACTCGCCTGTCAATATATTTCTGTATACCATTATGGAAATAAATACCTATATTCTTTCGGTATATGTTCTTGCAACACCTTCTTAATTTCGTCTACCGAAATATCCAAATCTTTATTTAAATCAAATATCTGGTTTTGTTTGGCAACTAAATCGCTCTTAATAACGTAATTGTCGCCTTTACCTATCGCAGCAGGACAGAACACCGCCAAATATACGTCTATCCAGCTTTTCATTCGTCCCTTATACCGTTTAAGGTATTTATAAACGAAATCTAGTTGTTCGACATTGCTCATCTTCAACAATCCTTCGTTCGACGTTCCCAATTCTCTTGCTGTTGACGGCATAAACTGTATCAACCCTGTTGCGTTACTTATCTTGTTTACTTTTTTCGGGTTTATTCCACTCTCGAATTTCATCGTAAACATCAACCATTCCGGATTTATAGAAAGTACCGATGCAATCTCTTTTACTTTCCATAAAAACCAATCCTTGTTTTCTTTTACGTATTCCTCAAAAATCATTTTCCTGTCTCCTCTTCGTTTTTAGTATCCAAATCGACACCGGTTTTTTCTTCAACCTTATCGTGCATGAATTTCTTCAACGCACGAAAAATCGAGTGATTGGTTATCTCTACCGCATTTTCAAGTATGCTCCACAGCTCGAAGCCTACGACAAACAACCCCATTATTTTATGCGTGCAGACAACGTTTATAATATTAAATTCTTTATCTACTGCATACAACAGGACAACAAGTGCAACGGATATAAGCGTCTTATTCACCGTATTCCACATCTTTTCCGATGTTATCGCTTCCCCCCTCTTTCTCGCCGCAACTATACCTGTAATTAAATCGAATACGATAAACGCCAGCATCAGAATTACGATGTTGCGTATCGGCATAAAGTAGGCAAACAGCCCGCAAATCAGCCCGCTAAACACGTTCCATACGTGCTCCTCTATCCATTGCACAAACTCTTTCATTTTATTTTTTTATTTATAAGTTT